CGTTATGCGTCATGTCGCGCTCCAGCACTAGCAATCCGCTCTTGGTCATTCCGCATCTTGGCCTGGATAAACTGGTCATGCGCGCCGGGCTGGCAGACGCGGAACAGCACGCCGAACCCTTCCTTGGGCAATGACGGGCTGCGAATGGCCAGGTGGCGCTGGCATGTTTCCCGGCGGTCGCACCATTCGCGCATGCTGTTGGTGTGCGCCAGGCACAGGATGTCGTCGGCGATGTGGGTGTGGTCTGTCATGCGGCGGCCTCGTTGCGGCTGGTAAGGATGTGCTGCACCAGGCGTGCCTGGTGGAGCGCGTCGTCGAGCGCGTTGTGGTGGGTGCCGCTGCGCTCGATGCGCAGGTCCGGGCTGAGGCCCTTGAGCGTGCGCAGGTCGCGCTCTTGCCAGAATCGCCAGGGCGTTTTTCCTCCGGCGGCACGGAAAGCGTTAGCCAGGATCGGGAAGTCGAAACTGGCGCCGTTGCACCAGACTTCGCCGAATTCAGGATCGGCGAAGTCGGCGAAGGCTTCGATCGCCTCGAGCGCGGTGACCAGCGGCGCAGCACCGTCCTGGCCATTGCGCAGGGTGGCGATCGCGTCTTCGGACTGGCCGAGCCACCAGACCACGGTGTCCGCGCCGATGGTCAGGCCGTGCCGCTGGCAGTCGACGAGGTCGACGTGCATGTGGAAGGTACGGCCGATCCACGATCCGCTCGGCTCGAACCACACGGCGCCGATGCTGGCGATGGCCGCGGTCGGCCGGTTGTCCATCGTTTCGATGTCGATCATTAGTGCGCTCACTGGGTTTCTCCGGTGGTGGCGTGGTTGGTGGTTGGTTCTGGCGCGTCCTGCCCGAAGGTTTGGAATTCGGCTGCGAGCCGGCGCACGGCTTCAAGACATCCCCAACACAGGTCGTCGCGGAAGACGTGAAACGTCCCGCAGGCGTGGCAGAAGCGGCGGGTTTCAATGGCGGCCATCGAAGACCTTTCCGAGAATAGTGAAGACGATGGCGATGGCCGCCACGGTGAGCAGGATTTCCACTACAGCCAACCTGCCATCTGAAAGAGGACGCGCACCCAGATGATGCCGGCGAGGATGCAGATGGCGGCGAAGATGCGGGACGGCCAGAGGCCGGAGGGGCAGGCGCGTCTCATGCGAGTGCTCCACACAAGATGATTCCGAAGGTGAATGCGACGGCGATGACTTCCGCCGAGCGCATGGCGATGTCTGCGGCGCTCATGCCATCGTGACCACGATGATTAAGGCGATCAGGAATCCGGCAAGCACTGGCAGCGGCGAGCGGTGGCTGGTGATCATGCCCACCCCCACACGGCGCGCTTGCCCGGCGGCAGCGTGGCGTTGTACTCGGCGCGGAGCCTGGCGAGTTCGCGGCACGCGATGTTCCGAGACAACTTGATTTGCAGGCAGACGACGGGATCGCGGACGCACTGCAGGCACTCGTCGCATCCGTCAATGTGCGACTCCAAACTGCGCATTTGAAAGTGCAGCGCCATGCGGCGGGCTGCGGTCAGCGTGTTGCGAATGACTGTTTTCATTGCTCCCTCCTGTTGATTGACTGCCGGTTACGCGGTCCGGCGAACTCAGGCGTTCGGGCTTGTGGCCCTTGGGTTCCGTTGTTGCTTGTAACCATAGTTACACAGACTAACGGCCATGTCAACTATGGTTGCGTTAAAAAAGCAAAAAAAATCCGCCGCAGCGGATTAGCCCTTGATCAGGCGCAGCCGAAACGGGGCTAACACATTTCGGTGCGCGGCTGAAAACGCGCTCGCGCCCTGTCTGCCATGTCGAGCATGGCCTCGCGAATCTCCGGGGTGGCCCTGGCGAACCCGTCAAGCAAGCGCGCCTCATCCGGGGATCTGGTATCCACAACACGCGGCGCAACGCGCGCGCTCGGCCTGGAAGATGTACGAACCATGTCCTCTATGGCGACGCCGTAGGCATCGCAGAACTTCGCCAGGTGTTCAAGCTTCATGTTTGCGGTTGCGCCAATCTCCCACTTCCGGTATGCCTGCCTGGATACGCCGATCTTCCCGGCGGCCTGCTCCAGGTTGTCGCCGGACGCTATCCGGATGTCGGAAATCTTCTTCGCGAGCGCTGCTGTTTCCATGTAACTAGCGTTGCACATAATTTTTAAACTAAGGTTGCATTTCGTGCGCAACTATGGTTACAATAGGCGCATGGACCATTTTGACTCATCGGTGATCGACGCGCTTGGCGGAAACTCCAAGGTTGCTGAGTTGTGCAACATCTCCTCGCAGGCTGTTTCCAAGTGGCGCCGTGAAGGAATTCCGCAGGCACGCCGGCAGTTTCTTGAGCTGGCATTTCCGGAAGCGTTCGCGAAGCGCGAAGAGCAGAAGGCAGCCTGACCCCATGTCTCCTCCAGCCGGCGGGCGTCTCCCCCTCTCCCTTCCGTCCGCCGGATTTGCCCGGCCCGCCAGCATTGGCGGTGCCGGTTTTTTTTGAGGATCGGCCATGCACGAAAAATGCACCGAGGAAATCAAGCTGCGCGTCTCGCCGTCGCTGCTGCTGGCGTTGTCCAGGCTGGCGAATGCCGAGGATCGCTCGCTGTCGGAATACGTCCGCACGGTGGTTTCCCTCCATTGCTTCGGTCACGCCCACAGGCTAGACGAGGCGGCCAGCCAAAGGGAAGGGACCAATGCCCCCTGTGAGGGACCACGATAAATGACCGAGGTGCAGTGCATCCTCAACGCCATCGCCCTGCGCGGCAGCAGGTTGTGTTGATCGACGACGCGGCACAGCACGAGACAAACATTGTGAGAAATCCCCGCGCCCCGATACCGACGTTCACGCGGCGCGTTCACTCTCATGAACAAGCGAACAAATATTCAAACCATGAGCCGGAGAGCGGGTCCTTCCGGTATCTCTCTTGTGCGGGTAATGCGAACCCCGCTCTGCCTCTAGGGTTTGAGGACGGCGCATAGTGAACGGCTGGGTAAATTTTGACGATGCGGTCGCGCAGATCGAAACGGCCGGATTCCAGGAGCCTCGCGGCGGGTGGGTTTCTGCCATCGATTGCGGCCGGAAAACCGGCGTTCGGTGCAAGGTTGAAGGCGCCCGGCAGGGAGGGTGGGTGTCGCTGCACACCATCCGCCTGGACGACGGGCGCGACGCGCTGGTTGGCGCCTATTGCGCCTATCGCGGCGCCGATGCTGATCTGCGCAAGGTCGAGCTGCGCATCGATGCAAAGCCGGTCAAGTTGTCCGCAGATCAGAGGGCGGCGCTTAGGGCCCGCCAGCGTGAGACAGAGAAGGCAGCAGAGGCCGAACAGAAGCGCAAGAACGACCGCGCGGCGCGCCAGGCGATGCACACATGGGGCAAGCTGGACGCGACAGGGGTTTCGTCCTATCTCGCGCGCAAGGGCGTCGGCGCCTTCGGCGTGAAGTTTTCGCCGTCCGGCGCGCTGGCAGTGCCGATGACCGACACGCATGGCCGGATACACGGCCTGCAGATCATCCGGCCGGAGAAGAAGAACGGCCGCGACAAGGATTTCTGGCCGGCCGGCCTGGCCAAGAAAGGCCACTTTCACATCGTCGGCGCATCGAACGCGGCAGGGTCTGTCATCCTGGTGGCCGAAGGCTACGCCACCGCCGCATCGCTGCACATGGCCACCGGCTTGCCTGTGGTCGTCGCCTTCGACGCCGGCAACCTCGGCCCGGTCGCCGCGGCGATCCACGGCAAGTACAAGCTGGCCCGGCTGCTGTTCTGCGCCGATGACGACTACCTGACCGACGGCAACCCGGGCGTCACACATGCCAGCAATGCGGCGCTGGCCGTCGCCGGGGCATGGGTCGCGCCGGTTTTCGCGGTCGACCGCGGCGGCCAGAAGATCACCGACTTCAACGACCTCCACGCCCGCGAGGGCCTGGGCGCCGTCCGCGCGCAGATCGAGGCCAAGCTGGCCGCGCTCGGCTGGCAGGCGGTTGTTCCGCAAGCATCGCGCGCGGGGGCTGCGTCCGAGGGGGGAGGGGGAAACGGCCGCCGTGCCGCGCAATCCGTCATGACCGTCGACGACCTTGTGCAGCGCTTCATTCCGCTCGATGACGGCACCGGCGACTATGTTTTCGACACCTGGACAAACAAGGTGGCGAAGAAATCGCAGATGCTGGCGCTACTGCCGGCCGGCGCCCGCGGCGATGACATCAAGCGCCACCCGGAATGGGTCGAGCGCGGCGCCTATTACATTGACCAGGTCGGCTTCGACCCGTCCGGCAATGACGACGAGTGCAAGCTGAATACCTGGCGCGGGTGGCCGATGAAGCCGAAGGCCGGATCCTGCGAACTTCTACTCGATCTGCTGCGCTACCTGTGCAGCGGAGAAGCTCCGGAAACGTCTGAGGCGGTTTACCGCTGGCTGCTGTGCTGGATGGCCTACCCGCTGCAGAACCCCGGCGCCAAGATGAGTAGCGCCGTCATCATGCACGGCCCGCAGGGCACCGGAAAATCCACAGTTTTCCAGCAACTCGCCAAAATCTATGGCGACTATTCGACCGTCCTGAACCAGCGCGGCCTCGAAGACAAGTTCAATTCAGACTGGTCCGACTCCAAGTTGTTCATTCTGGCCGAAGAGGTCGTGACCCGCGCCGAAATGTGGCACATCAAGAACGAACTCAAGGAACTCGTCAGCGGCGAATGGATACGCATCAACCCAAAGAACATCGCCGCCTATCGCCAGCGCAACCAGGTCAATATCTGCTACCTGTCGAACGAGGGCCAGCCGCTACCAATCGACAACGACGACCGAAGGCACCTTGTCGTCTATACCCCGCCGGCTCTCTCTGAGGAATATTACGACGACGTGTTCCTAGAGATCGAGTCCGGCGGCGTCGCTGCGCTGTACCAGTACCTGCTCGATCTCGACCTCACCGGCTTCCACCCAAAGAAGCGCCCGCCGATGACCGACGCCAAGCAGCGCTTGATGATGCTCTCCAGCCCGTCAGAAGTCCGCTTCGCTACAGAATGGATCACCGG